CAATCTCCATATTCATTTGCTCTGCTCTTATATCAGATATTACAGAAATTTGTGAAGATAAATTTGCAATTTGCATATCTTCTGGTGGGTTTATGTCAATAATTCCACTTGATATGGTATTTACGATTGATGTTGCGTCTAATGAGCCAATTTGTACTGTTTCTACAATAATAGGCTCTGCAATTACTGGTTCAACTGAAACAGGCTCAATAATAACAGGATTTACCTCAATATCATCAACAACAGGGTTTATGATAGCTTCAGGAGCTACTACAGGGCTTATTTCAATGATTTCTGGCTCTTGTGCTATAACTACATCAGATAGTGTCAAAGATAGGCTTAAATCGTCTATAATAGAGCCAAATTGTCCATCCCAATCTCCAGCATCATCACCGAAGACATTTACACTTACTGTTGTGTTATTTATATTAAATTCTTTTTCCAACTCAATATTAAAAGTGGAAGTAATAACACCATCATTATAATCGCTGGTAAAATTATAATTTAAAGTTTCTGTTTGAGTTCCATCATCAAAGACAATAGTTGTTTTAACTGTATCTAAATTATCTACTGTACCTTCAGTTGAACACCAAGCTCCAGTTGCTTCATTATTGCAACCTATAGATAAAATACTGCCATGAGCTTTATCAATAATCTTTTGTTCTGATTCTAATATTTTTAAATCAATATCTTGTGATATAGAACCACCTTCAGCACCACTAAATCTAACTGACTGATTTAGTTCTCCGTAATCATTGCCATCATAAGTAACATTACCATCTAATTCCCAGCCTTCAGTCTGGTTATCAAATGAGCCGTTATTTAGGAGATTTGATGTTTCCGTTGCTCTTACCGTTTGAGTCGCTGTAATTACTAACATTGTAATCAGTACCCAAGTAGTCAGGATAACGTATAATTTGCCCATAATCGTTTATATATCCCATCATTTTGTAATGTTTGATTGCATCTTTACCTATGAGTGCTTTCTTGCCGTTCCATATGCTACAGGGAGTTCCTGAATGTAACATAGCACTCCAAACAGCTTTGCTGCCAGCACACAGAACAGATATTGATGCAACTTTTAATCCAGCCTTTGCTAAAGAATTTGATAATGCTCTGCGTTCACAATTCCAATCAGTAAAAGTTGTTCCTGTAGATATTCCAACCACAGATGTAGATACAGCACCTACAACAGGGAAAGAACAAACCATCTGGGAATAACTTTGTACACTTGGAGCTATAGCAGATGGTGGTGGTTGATTTTTATAATTAACTGTACTGTCTGCTGCGTGAGCATTCATTGAAGCCCAGATTAAAACAATCATCATTAAAAATAAAAATATTATAAAACCTCTTCGCATGAGAAACTAACTCCATATAAACTAATGTGATTCGCACTCCAAGTTAGCTCATTGTTTGTCATTCTCATAACGCATTTAGGACTTGCGTAAGATATTGTTGCGTCATCTGCTAAAGTTGCGGATAACGGTGGTTCTATGGTTAGTGTAGCATTTCCACTTCCATCACTTGCAACATCAGCAATAATCATATGCAGTTTGCTGGTTGCTCCAGAATTAAATTGTACATAGTCGCCTTTTTTAAACAATTGTGATTCAGATGTATCTGCGCCATCTATCGTAATATCATAAGCTCCAACAGCATGTGAGCCATTGACTGCAATCGTATTTGAGATTGTTCCCTGAACTGCTTTTGCGTCTGCATCGCCCATCAAAAATGTTCCAAACTGACCATGTAACTGCATAAAAAAAGCTAACCATTCATTTGCTTGCGTTCTATTCATTGGCGGTAAAGTAACTGTGCTATACCATTTTGCACCTGTAAACTCATGCACTTGAGTTGAAAAGGTAAATGGACTTTGACTCTGTGCTACAGCTTTAGCAATACCCCATTCACTTCTTACAAAGTTTGGAGTAGTTGGCATTTGAAGTGGATATGTAGGCTGTCCCATTTATGCACCAAAGTCCTTCGCAAAAGTTCCGCCACGCAATCTGGCATCTCTTACTGCTGATAAAGTATTTTCTCTTATGGCTGGTAACATATTCATAACTTCTGCTCTAACTGTTTGTGATACACCTGTAGCAAAGTTTAAGTTTTGCTCTATGGTAATACCGCCACCCATTTGACTATTTGGTACTATTGTTCCAGCAGATTTAGGTACAAACATTTCTGCACCTCGTTCTCCTACCATATAAGGCATATTTGGATTTACATTTCCGCCCATAGCTCTTGCACCACCAAAATTAAATATTGAGCCTACACCAGATAAAATATTATCAAACATACTTCCACCACCTGAAGAAGATAAACTCATTGCTTCTCTAATTCTTTTTAACATTGGTTCAATAACTGCCAACTGAAATATCAATGCAACCACTTGCTGTAAAACACTCTGAAAAATATCTACCATACTGTCTTTGAAATCTTTACCGCTTACAACAGCTTCTCCAAATGCGGTTGAAATATTTTTCCCAATATCTTCAAAAACTTTATTTACTTTATCAAGTTGTTCCATCTCAATATCAAATGCTTCACCTCTTTCTTGTGCATCTCTATCCATTTCAATTTGTTTTATTTGAGCTTGAAGTTTGAATTTTTCTTTTAATTTTTCAAGTTCCTCAGTTCTAGCTTGATTTTCTTTTTTAATATTTTCTATTGACAGTTTTGCGTCATCAGAGAATTTTTTTCTTGCTTCTTTTACTCTATCAAATTCTGTGTTTTGTGCATTTAAGGTAGCAGTTAATTCATCATTAGCTCCAACAAATTCTTTAACTTCTTTTATGAGTTGGTGAATTGCAACACCACCCAAAGCAATCCCTGTCATTATCATAAATAATGGATTCACTAGCATAACTGTTGTTAGAGTTGTTATACTTCCAGCTAATCTTGCCAACATATTTATAGTTGCAACGCCAGCTAAAGCTAAGAAAAAGTTTTTAATGCCATCAATATTATCTACAAGGAATCTTGTGAATTTTGCTAATGATTCGCCTAAAGTTTTTCCTATTTCTTTTATTTTTTCTTGGTTGTTATCTAAGAAAACATTTAAGTCGCCAAATTGCATTTTTAATTCTTCAAAAAAAGATTCACTTACTGCAATCTGGAATTGCATAAATTTATCTTTAATCATAGATAAAGTACCAGTTAAGGTATTAGCAAGCTCATCAGTAACATTACCAAATGTCCCACCTTTGCCAAACACTCTTTCAAATGCTTCTCTTGTTTCTTCGGCTGATACAGTTGCGCCAGCAGAGAATCCAAGCAAATCTCTAACCCCTCTTTCTCTAAATACATCAGCACTAGCTATACCGCCAGAGAAAGACCTTTGTATTTGTTCAGCCGTTTGTCTAAAATCCAATCCTGTAACGGCAGCAACATTACCTGTTATCTCTAAGACTTTTGCTAATTCATCTGCATCTTCAGCTACAACAGCTAAGTTTCCAGAAGCTTGTTGTATTTCTCCAAGTGTAAATGGAACTTTACCAGCAAATGCCAACATAGCTTCAAAAGCTCTTTCGCCTTCTTCTGCTGTGCCAAAGAGTGCTTTTAATCGAATCTGTAGATTTTCAATTTGGATTCCTGTATCTATAACGCCTTTTACAAATATAGCTCCAAATGCTACACCTAAAACTGTGCCAACTTTTGCTGCTGTTGCAGTTACTCTTGCAAGACTATTGGAAAGATTTTTAAGACCACCACTCATTTTTTTTGATGAGTTGCTAACAACTTTGTTGGCTTCAGCCATATCACGCTTTAGACCTTTAAGGTCTGCTTCAATCTTTACTACCAGTTTATCTAGTTCAGTTGCCATTAGTTATCTGGGTACAGCTCCATTAGTTCGTTTAACTCGTCTGAATCCATTGGTTTATCTTTGTTGCCACCATTGAACTCACTAAATCCTTTTATTGCTAGAGTTATTTCGGTAATGCTCATATCCCAAAATACTGCTGGATTAATACCTATCATTCCTACACATACTTCAAGCCATCTTTGGTACGGTAGTTCAGCTTCTTCGTCTATTCCTCTACTGGACTTTTTTTTTCGTCATCAGTATCGTCATCAACGTTCAATGCTAAAGTAACCAACTCTCCAGCCATCTTTATAGCTTCTAACAACCCAATCTCTGATATTAATACTTTAACTTCTTTGTCTTGTAGGTTATTCCCACCAGCCCTTAATGCTAAAGTTATGACCGATATTATTTCAGTCATAGTAATATCAGCTTGTGCCAATTTATTTCCTAGCTTTAGTATGCTACAACCTAAAGCCTGTTCTATCCTGATAATGGTATCAAGGCTCATTCTTGCCTTGTACTCTTTATCATTAAAGTGTAGTAGCTTTTCCGCCTTTAGACGATTTATGCTCATTGTTTATCTCCGTTTTGGTTAATATAACAATAATCTCATCTCTACTTCCAACATTGTCAGCAGAGAAGATTGTGTAAGATTTCTTGTTAATTTTGATTGTATCTGTATCTTTGAATCCTTTATAAAAAGGTATTTCTAACTCAACATTGTTTTCTCCAATGTTAACTTGTGCGTCTAATTTTTTAGAGCCTATTTCTATAGGCATTAGTTCCCAACCCATAATAATCTCCTAAATTAAACTGTAGCTATTGTTACTGCACCAGCAGATTCAAAACTCATTGAGTAAGTAACTTCTCCATTATAACTACCAGCATATTCCATAGATGTAACTTGAAACGCACCTGTGAAAGTATTGAAGTCTGGCACTAAAAATTGATAATTACTAAATGTTGTTGCTGAAAAAGCTGTCAATACTGACTGCTCACTAGCTGCGTCTGTAAATACGCCAGAGCCACTAATTGAAAAAGATTTAATTCCAGCGTCAGCAAGTAATGTTCTCACTCTTGATGAGTCTTTATTTGTAACGTCTATTGTTTCTGCATTGATTGAAATTGATGTATCTCTAAGTCCAGCTACAGTTGCAAAAACTTCTGGACTAGCAGCATTACCAATCTTAACAAGCAACGCACTTCCTTTTTGTACTGCCATATCTATCTCCTAAAAAAATTAACTATCGTACACAATCACAGACAAGGATAGCACTCCATGTCTAGTAATTCCATCATTTTCTGTTAGCGTGATTGTATTCCTGACTTGACTAACTACCATATCAGCACCAGATACTGAATAACTTGTATCATGCAAAAGCTCATATATTCTTTCCATAGCGTCTGATATTTCTTTTTTACCTCTGTATTGACTCCAAACATCTATATCTACAGAGTATTCATTACCATCTAAACTCTTTGTTCCTCTATTCGCAACATTGATATTTCCAATAACAACATAAGGATAACCTGTATCTTGTGGCACATTATCAAAGATTTTGTTATCACCAACAATACCATCTAGCGTACTATCACCATTTAAAGTGGAATATAGTATTGTTTGTAAGTCAAAAGAATGAAAGCTCATGATATTTTTACCTTATTTATTTTTATATCTTTAGCAATAGTATTAGCATATTGTTTGGTGTTTTTAAATGCGTCTGATTCTTTACCCATAAATGGTCTTTGTAATCCACCTCTTGCAAAACTTTGTTCTAAAATATTTGCATAAGATACTCTTGTTTGAACTGCGGAAAAATGTCTTGCTCTGGTCGCTGGCTCAATAAAAAAACTATTAACCAATCTCCCTGTATCTATTGCTGGTGGATTATCCTTAGATGAAGCTGTGTGTGTCTTAGCACCTCTTTTATAAGTTCTGCCATCTTTAGGTGTTCTTTGCATACTTTTCATGATTTGATTCTTGAAATGATTAGCAACTCTGTTTAAATGCCTTTGGGTGTTTTCATCATATAAGTCCACAGCTTTGCTTATCTTCTGATTCAATTTAGATTCTATAGTTACTTTAACTGACATTAAGTTGCTACTCCTTCTTCAGCTTGTATCACCTGATATCTTTCTTTGCCTTCCATTAAAGAAGCAATATGTTGGATATTAAATGTTTTAGAGTTGTAGCTGATTCTATATTTAGGTGTTAAAGATGAATAATATCTTATGGTGAAACGGTAATTACTTCTATCTTCTATCTGGTCGCCAAAAGAATTTTCTGTACCTGATAAGTTTTCTACTTTAGCCCAAACTGTAGTTGCTGTTCCCCATGATACAGATTGACCACCACCAGAATCTGTAGATGGACTCATTGATTGTAGAACTACCTTGTTCCTCATTTGACCTATCATTAACCAAACATTCCCCCATAGTGTGCATGACCTCTGTAAGGGTGAGTAGATAAAGATTTAATTTTATATGATTGCAATAATTGAGTTGCACTTGTTGGAGCTAATACTCTTTTGCCGTCTAATAAATCTCCTCTATGCTCAAACAGATATGCAGAATAAGCAAGACAAGCTGATTTAATATCATAAGGAACTGCTGTGGTTGCTCCATATCCAGCCACATATTGAATCTCTAATCCGTTCGCTACTCTTAAAGCAGTCGGATAAGATTCGCCTTGTCTTAAAACAATCCTTGCTGGAACACTTACATTATCCAAATAATATTTTGAACTAGCAAAAGTGGTAGCTGTATCGTCATCATCATAACTTTTAATATGCGTTACACTAGCTACAGGACTGTTTGGAAGTAATATACTTCTGCGATTTATATGTTGGTCTATGCCAACGTAAGAGCCTTCTTGAATAGGAATATCCACATCATACAAAGAATCTATAAATAATTGATAAGTAACTGTGGTCAATGACCTTGCAGTATATTCTTTCGCCCAGTTATGGACTGCTCTTTCTATCAACGCAACAACAGTATCATCATCAGATGAATCTATTTTATTCCATGCTTTGATTTCAGCTTGAGTTACTGCGTAAGCTGTTTCTGCTGTATGAACTTGTAATCCAGCCATTTAGTTTCTCCTAATCTGCCTCTTCAATAGTATTACCTTCTGCTACCCATTCTTGTATTGCCATATATTCTGTATTTCTTTCATCAGTAGCTGGAGCATACATTATCAAATTATCAGTTGTTGTAATTTTGTAACTAGCTAAATTACCTGTTTGTGCAGAATTAATTTTTTTAACTGTTTGTATATTATCTGTATTCATTTTATCTCCTAAAATTCAGCATTAACATCTACTATACCGTTAGCACCAGAAGCATACCAACCACCAGCGTCACCTGCTGTACCACTCATCTCTGTTGTGTTTTCAAAAGCTATTCTTGATTCAGTAGCAGAATTTAAAGCAAAAGTGCTTACTGTATCTCCAGCACCAGCACGATAAAAAGTAAATTGATTAGCATTACTGTTTGTAACTAATGTTGGAGCTGTTCGCATTTTTACAGCTAAATCTGTTATGCCTATGCCAATAGTTGTACTATACATAAAGCCACTTGCAAAGTAAGCTGTGTCTGCTTCTCGTATTACTTGATAATATCTTTGACATCTAGCCAAGTTATCACCAAACGATTCGTGTTGAAATGGTGGTATGGTTGTTGTATTAAAAGTTCCTTGTTCTAATTGTACTCCAGCTAAATAAACAAAATCAGTATTGGCTAATGTGCCTGTTCCAAATTCAATACTTAATGAAGTTACATTTGAAGCTAGAGTAAAATTATGAACATACTGCACCCAACCAGCACTAGCTGACGCTGTTGCTGTTGAAGCTACTGAGCCTGAAAATAATACAACTGAATCTGCTGTGCTTGTACCTGTTCTTATTCTAATAACTACATCAACATCAGATTTATAATAAA